AACGGAGCAATAACTGCAACGGGAGATATTACCGCATACTATACTTCAGATAAAAGACATAAGAATAACATTCAAATTATTCCAAACGCTTTAGAGAAAGTATCTAAATTGAATGGTGTAACTTGGGAATGGAATGATGATGTAAATGAAGTAACAAAATCAACTCCAAAGACTGGTTTAATAGCACAAGATGTTCAATCAGTATTGCCTGAAGTTGTAAAAGAAAGAGAAGATGGATTCTTATCATTGGATTATTCAAAAATGATGGGTCTAATGGTTGAGGCAATTAAAGAACAACAAACACAAATTCACAAATTGAATTTAGAAATAGAGGTTTTAAAGAAACAAAAAGGGTTATAATTTAATGTATGATGTTTATTACACCACCGCTGGAGGCCCTTGGTTCAACAGCGGTGCTGATATATGGGTAACCGAATGGATAAAAGAAGTGGCGCCACATTTAGAAGTGAAGCCACTTCTACTATTCCATAGACATAAACCACAAAATTACGAAGAATTCCCAATTGATATTGAACATATATGGGAAACTTCTGAAGATGAAATCATAAAAATATTAGATGGTGCTAGAAGGATTCATATATTGCACGGCCATTACACTCCAACCAGAGCTATACATCAAAATTTGGAAAAGATTGACTCAATTATTTTCCACAATTTAACTAAAGTGTCTTTGATGGCACAAATGGGTAAAGATGAATATCTTCATTGGTATGGTAATTGGGAATATGAAAATGAATTAATTAACAAAATTAAAAATAAAGTTTGGGTGGGTTTATATCATTTTCCGTATGAAACTGATAATTTACACCATATTCCAAACACTTATGAATTTAAAACAAATAAAAAATTATCAGATTCTATCAAAGTTGGATTTGCAGCTAGAAGTGAAGGTAGAAAAAATGTTGAATATATTGATGGATTGGAAAGTTATATTTCTACAAATTCAGAAACTTTCAACAAATATTATAGAAAAAAATATGGATATAGATTTGAGAAATCAAAAGTTTATAAATTTGATTTCAAATATAAAGAAAGGTTCTACGGCCTTGATTGGGGAATATCTCATTCTTGCTTTGAATTTGAACCATTTGGATACGGAATATTTGAGGCAGTGGATTGGGGTAAACTTCCAATATTACACGAAAAATGGCACGTACCACTTGATTATAAATACAAAGCGATTGACGAGAAAACATTTAAGCAGACCTACGAAACGATTTGTAACGATGATTATGAAACCCGTAAAACAGAGTTTGAAAAACTTAAAAATTGGATGATAAAATACTTTTCAAACAAAGATGTATGGAAACAAAAACTTTTAGATATTTATAACGGAGAATAATACTAAATAAGATGCCAAAAACCAATTTATCATTAGGTAATTTATATAGAGCAGTAAGTGGTTCTGCAAGAGTAGCACAAGTTGTATCTTTAGGCGGATTAGCAGGTTCTGCAGCAAATAGCTCTTTAGGCTCATTTGCAATAGATTCGGTTACTGTAAATTTACCTACATATACATACATAGTAGAAAGTACAACGGAAACAGCAACGTTTTCATTTGGTTCAGCAGGTTCTTTACATGGTTCAAAAGTTGGTAGTGTAGCAGCAAACTATTCTGTAACTTTTGATAATGCAAACTTTTCAGTTGGTTCTCCAACTTTAGGTGCATCTCCATCGTTTCCAATTACACCCGCATCAATTGCATCTTCAAACTATTCAGAAGCATCTTCGGTTTTATCAATGAAATATGCAGATGGATATAATTTGGCTGCAACTAATTACAATACAACTTCTACAAAAACGTTATACGCAGTAGATGTTTATAATACAATTAACCAACCAGATTTTTGTTTGGTATTTGGTACAATGATTGAAAAAGCAGATGGTACATCGGTAGCAGTTGAAGATTTAAATGTGGGTGATGAAATTAAAGCATGGGTGCCAAACGGATTGCCTGATGAAAACCAAGACCCAGAATCAAAAGAAATAGATTGGAGATTTTTTCAATTAGAAGCTCAATCAGGTTCTGCTCAAACAGTTGTTGTAGCTGATATTGTATATAACTTTGCTAGTGGATATTTTTCATTAAATGATGGTGAAATAAAAGCAACAGGAACTCACCCTCTTTGGGTATTCGATTCCGAAATAGAAAAATATCACTTTAAAAATGTAGAAGATATTCTTATTGGCGATATGATTGTTAAGTGGGATGATTTTTTAGGAGAAACAGTTGAAGTAGAAGTAACAAATATAGAGATAGTTACCGAAGATGTTGAAATTGCAACTATTAACGTAGAACAAGCTGACGTTTATATGGCAAACGGCTTTATTTCTCACAACAAAGGAACAACAACACAACCACACATCCCATCATCTGGTTTACGATTATATGTTGACCAATATAAAACAGTATCATATAATTCAGGAAGTGCAGGAGCAGATTGGATGGACCTTTCTGGTTACAATACGGGTGTTAGACCTGCAGGTGCACCAAACGCAGCTGGTATTACCGGAGGTAATCCGACATCTACAAATGGTGCAACTAAGAAAGCATCATATGTAACATTTAACGGAACTAACCAATTCTTCTATAAAGATACTACAACAAATATTAACGGAGGATACTCACAGTTCAATACAAACACAGGTACAATTCACGTTTGGGTTAGACCTACAACAACATTAGGAACAACATCGAGATTTATATTTGATTATGCTGGATTTTATGGTTTAGCAATTGAATCAACAGATAGTTCAACATTAAATAGAATTAAATTTTATGGTAGTTCATTAGGTAATAGCGCACAATTAACAACATCATTATCATCAGGAACAAACTATTTAATTTCAGCAACATTCCAATCATCTGGAACTTGTACTATTTATGTTGATGGTAGTTCAATAGGAACATTTACATCATCCGCATTTACCGCACCATCATCAACTAACTATTTAACAATTGGTTGTAATAGTGCAAGAACATCATTTTGGAATGGTGGTATTCAAGCGGTATTGTTTTACAATGTATTACAAAGTGCAGCAACGGTTCAACAAGTATATAACCATTTCTCAACAACTTTAAAATAATAATTTGTTGTTTTGAAATAAAAGATTATATTTATAGTAGACATTAAAAATTAAATAAAAGTATAAAATGGCAGAGAAAATAGTATCACCAGGCGTATTTACAAAAGAAAACGACCTTTCATTCTTACAACAAGGTGTATCCGAAATAGGTGCAGCATTTATTGGACCTTTTAAAGAAGGACCTTTAACACCAACAATAGTAAATTCACAAGCTGAATTTGAACAATTATTTGGTAGTGTTGATGACACTTATTATACTCCTTTAGCAGTACAAAATTATTTAAGAGAAGCTGGAACTGCAACTATTTGTAGAGTAGCTGGTACATTGGGATATACTGAAACCGCTCCTTTATTATTAATAGCAGCATCTGGTTCTCAATCAGGCGCTCTTGGTGTTTTATTTAACACATCGGGTAGTGCAAACGCTGGATTTTCAAATGCAGCTGTTTCTGATAGAAACGGCGGCGGTGATTTTTCATTAACAGGTACAAATTTAGGATATTCCGCTTCATTGGCAGTAGCTAGTGTAGATGATATTGAAGCAGTATTTGGTACATCTCCATATGGTGCTAATGGTGCATATTCATACGCTTTCTTTAAAGAGAACGGATTCTTATTTAATACGGGTTCTTACACCCTATCTAATTCAGATGGATTAAATGTTGGAGCATATACCGCATCATTTACAGCAAATGTAAGTGCTAGTGTTGTAGTGTTAGATTCTCAATCATTTAGTGGTTCAGCTGGTACAGGTGAAGCATGTGAGGCTCTTACTCCATACATCCAATCTCAATTGATTTCTGGCCAAAGATATAACTTATTCCAATTTGAAACTATTGGTGCAGGTAATGCAGCAAATACTAAAGTTAAAGTTGGTATTACAAATATTAAAGCAGCAGGTTCAACGGCTGGTACTGATTATGGTACATTTACTGTTGTAGTTAGAGCATTTAATGATACTGATAAGAAAAAAGTAATATTAGAAACATATTCTAATGTAAACTTAGACCCTAACTCTCCAAACTTTATTAGTAGAGTAATTGGTGATAGAAAACTAACAATCAATTCTTTAGGTAAAATTACTGAAGTAGGCGATTGGGTTAATAATTCAAAATATATTAGAATTTCTAATTTAAACGAAGCAGCTCCAATACAGGCAGTTCCATTCGCACACGCAGCTTACAAATTATTTGTAAAAGCTGGAGTTCACGCAAATGCAATCCCTAGAGTAACATTCTCAACTGGGTCTGTATCCGATACAACAAAATATAGTGGTATCGATTTCGATAATAACGCTGATAATAAAATTTATATGAAACCAATTCCTAATTCAGCAGGAAATGGTTCAAACGCAGTATTCTCATTAGATACTATTTGTGGTTTAACATTAACTTCTACTGCATCTACTGAAATTGCAAAAAGACAATTCATTGTAGGATTCCAAGAAGGATTTGATGGATACTCTCCGGCTACACATGGTTCTGATATAGATGCGGCAACAACAAATGGTAAAGCAGCATACGCTAAACACATTAACGCTTTATCAAACGCAGACGAGTGGGATATCAATATGGTAGTTGCACCACATGTTAATAGAGCAGACCATTCAGCAGTATTTACATCTATTTTGGATATGGTTGAACAAAGAAACGATTGCTTCTTTATAGCAGATGCAGGTAATGCATCTACATCATTGACTGCAACAATTTCACAGGCTTCAGCAGTAGATTCAAATATGGTAGCAACTTACTATCCTTGGATTAAAACAATCGATGTTAACACAAACAAATTAATCACTGTTCCACCATCAGTATTATTACCTGGCGTATTCGCAGCAAACGATAGAGTAGCAGCAGAATGGTTCGCACCAGCTGGTTTAAATAGAGGTGGATTAATTGGAGCAGTAAGTGTATTGAATAGATTAACACAATCTGAAAAAGATGAATTATATGAAGGTAAAGTAAACCCAATCGTACAATTCCCAGGACAAGGTATTGTAGTATTTGGACAGAAAACATTACAAGATAAACCTTCAGCATTAGATAGAATCAACGTAAGAAGATTGTTATTGACTGTTAGAAAGTATATCGCATCTACTTCTCGTTACTTAGTGTTCGAACAAAACACTTCAGAGACTAGAAATAGATTCTTAAATATCGTTAATCCTTACTTAGAATCAATCCAACAAAGACAAGGTCTTTACGCTTTCAGAGTGGTAATGGATGAAACTAATAACACACCAGATGTAATTGATAGAAACATTATGAAAGGGGCTATCTACTTACAACCAACTAAGACAGCTGAATTCATTCAAATTGATTTCAACATCTTACCAACTGGCGCAGCTTTTAACGGATAATTTAAAAAGTAAATATTTATATAAAGAAAACAATTAAATAGAGAAATAAAATGCCAGAAGTATTAGAGTTTGATAAAATGTTCTATACCAATTTTGAACCAAAGTTAGGTAATAGATTTATAATGGAAATCGACGGTATCCAATCATATATGATTAAAACCGCAGCAAGACCAACTTTCACATCAGAGGTAGTAGAATTAGACCATATCAACGTAAAAAGAAAGATTAAGGGAAAATCTACTTGGGATGATATTAACATCACTCTTTATGACCCAATTGTACCATCAGGTGCACAGCAAGTAATGGAGTGGATTAGAAGCTCACATGAATCCCTAACAGGTAGAGATGGATACGCTGCTTTCTATAAGAAGGATATTACATTCTACTTATTGGGACCAGTTGGTGATAAAGTAGAACAATGGACTTTGAAAGGAGCATTTATTACACAAGCAAATTTTGGTGAATTGGATTGGGCTTCAAATGACCCATTATCAATAGAATTAACATTAGCATATGATTACGCAATTTTAGAATACTAATCTTTAAATTGTTTAAACTTTAAAATAATGATTTTTGAAAAGGGGGTAGATTTTCTACCCTCTTTTTTTATGTCTTATTTAGAACCATTATAAATTTCAAAAATAATTGAAAAAAGACTTGACTTTTATAGCAGAATGTATTACCTTTACTATGTAATAAGAGTTAAACATAAAACAATTAGAGATATGAACATTACATGGTTAGAAGAAAAAACATTGAGTACTTTTATTAGTTGTTTATACGCTGAACCGGGGTTTTCCGATGTGGATGTAAATGATTTAAGTGAATGTACTGGCATCCCAACAAAATCTATCAGAGGTGCATTGGGTTCGTTGGTTAAGAAAGGAATTGTGACCGTAGAAAGAAACGATAGTGGATATGATATTATCTACTTAAACAAAAACTACTGGGGAATGGTTAATGAGAATTGGGCGGAAGCCGCTAAAGATAATTAAGATATGGAAATGTTAGATGTAAGGGGTATGAGTGTGTATGAGTATTGTAACTACGTTGAGGGTAGGGCTATCCACTTAGGAGTTAGTTCGATGGAGTTGAACATTGATTGGTGTGAGATGGGTTTGATTGATTGGGAAATGTATGAGAGGGCTAAGGCTGAGTTGTTACAACGTAGGGAGTTGGAATATAATTAAACTATTATTTTTTGAATAGATTAAAAGGAGAGCAGAAATGTTCTCCTTTTTTTTATTTTATATATACTTATATATAAACAACAATTTAGTTATTATTATGGAACAACAAAACGTAGAACAACAAGTTACAAGAGGTTTAGGAGCAGCTCCATCATTTGAGCAAAAAAACTTTCCATTCCCAACTGAAATCATTAGTTTACCATCAAAGGGATTATGTTATCCTGAAAGTAATCCATTATCAAAGGGAGAAATCACTATCAAATTAATGACAGCAAAGGAAGAAGATATTCTTACTTCGGCTAATTTGGTGAAAAAAGGTATCCATTTGGATAAATTATTGGAATCAGTAGTGGTAGAGCCAGGAGTAAACGTAAATGATTTATTAGTTGGTGATAAAAATGCTATTTTGATTTCATCAAGAGTTCTGGCATTCGGACCAGATTATGATGTTACAATCAATGACCCAAATGAAAATGAACCTGTTAAAACTACTGTGGATTTATCTAAAATACAAATAAAAGAAATAGATGAATCTAAGTTAAATAGAAAAAATGAATATGATTTTACATTACCACAATCAAAATCTAATATAAAGTTTAGATTACTTACACATGGTGATGAACTTGCTATTCAAAAAGATATTGAAGCCCTTCAAAAAACAATAAAAACTAGTAATGAAATCACTGCTAGATATAGAAGAATTATCACAGAGGTGGATGGTAATAGAGATATTGGATATATTAGTAATTTTGTAACCAACAGATTATTAGCTGCAGATTCTAAAGCATTAAGAAAGCAAATAGCTAGTATAAGCCCCGATTTGGATTTAAAATTTGAATACGAATCACCATACACCGGAGAGAAGGAGGCTCTTCGAATTCCCTTTGGGATTGACTTTTTTTACCCTACCGAATAACTATTCGCTGGTCTTACATCAAAAGATTTTTCAAATGGTGTATTATGCTAATGGAGGATTCAATTGGCATGACTTATATTATATGCCTATAAAGTTAAGAGAATTCTATTGGAGAGAATTGTTAAAGGTGAAAGAAACCGAAAGCGAAGCTATGGATAAGGCCACAAAAAAATCATCATCAAATAATTCTTCTAAAATAAGAAGAAGATGATATTTATATAGGAATATATAACAAAACAAATATGCCTAAAAAAATAAAAATAACAGAAGCAGGTATATCCGATTTTTTCAAAAGTTTTTTTAGAGCAAAAGCTGATGGAAAGGAAAAAGCTTGGATAAACAATTTAGAAAAGAAAAGTCCAGAACTTGCCGATATTTGGAAAGATTACGATGATGTTGTTGCTCAAAATACAAAACGTCATATAGAACTAATGAAATCAATTGGAGCAGATACATCTCATTGGGATGCTTTTGCAAAAAAATATAATATAAAGTAATCTAATCGGTAAATGGCCACTCCCAACGATAAACAACGAAGAGATTTACTTCAAGAAATAGAACTAACTACTCAAAGAATCGCTGAGGCAAATAAAGCTGCCGCTACTGCAACTGGTGCAGAATTACAACGTCTGCAGGATATCGTAGAACAACAAAGAATAATTTTAGGATTACAACAAGACCAATTAGATGTAATCGATTCAATGCAAAATAAAGTATTGAAGAATCTAAAAAATTTCGATGATTTAGATGATACGTTGGTAAGTATATCAAATAGTTTAAAAGGCCATACTACATTACAAGAAAAATTTACAAAAAAATTAGAGTATTCTAAAAATGTAATAACAGACATATCAAGTATAGTTGAAACGGCTGGCTTTGATGATAGACAATTAGGACATATCGATAAAGCTACTAATGCTTATAGAGATATGAATATTTCTATTGCTCAAGGTGCTTCTAAACTAGCACAAGGAAAAATAGGACAAGAAGAATACAATGAATTAGTAAAAGAATCGTTTAAATCATTTGATGAACTTGTAGGCATGATAGATACAAGCACTGCCGCAGGTCAAAAATTAGTTGAAACATTCACACAAGGTAGAGTCGAATTAGAATCATTTGAAAAAGCGGCACAAAGAAGTGCAGCTGCTATGGAGGGTATCACTGCAGCAACCGACCAGTTGGGTAGTAGTGGTATTCCACTCGCTAGCGAATTTAGTAATGCTTTAGAAGATATTACTCGTAATGGTAAATTAGGTAAAGCGGCATTAATTGCATTAGGAGCAGCTGCTGGTGCATTGGCATTTGATTATTTTGGCGCACCCTTAAAAGCCGGTATTAAAGCATCGAATGATATAAAAGAAAATCAAATCGAAGGTGCAAAAAATGTTGCACAGGCTCAAAATGATTTAGCATTTGCAGCAAAACAAGCGGCTTTAGATTTTAGTTATCAATTACAAGAAATGGCTGCACAATTCAATGCAGCATCAAAAACGGCATTATTTGGTAAGGGATTAGGTAGTGTAGGATATGCGGCATCTCAATTACAATTAGCAGGTATATCAGCTGAAACTATTGCAAATGCTACAACTGCGGCATCCAAAGCTGGTAGTGGTTCTCCAAAATTAGCCGCTGATATGGCTATATTTGCAGAAAGAAGTGGTATATCAGTAGATAATCTGGCAAACGTACAACAAGCATTTAAATTATTAGATGGAGTTTCTGCTAGTAGTGCATTAAATATGGCCGAAGGTACAAGAGCTATGGCTGAACAAGCGGGCTTAAATGTTGGTGATATAATGAATGAAGTTGCATCTGCATCTGAAATGGCATTAGATTATCAAGTACAAAGCGGTAAAGCATTAGCTAGACAAGTTGTTTATGCAAAATCATTAGGAGTTAGTTTTTCTGAAGTAGCTAAGGCTGGTCAAAGTATGGTATTGAACTATAAAGATAGTATCAAAGCCGAAATGAGTTTATCAGCGATGCTTGGTAAAAATGTGAACTTATCTGAAGTAAGAGCTAAGTTCATGTCGGGTGACCAAGAAGGAGCATTGAAAGCATTGCAAGCGCAAGGATTGAAACCTTCTGAAATGAATATGTTCCAAAAGCAACAATTACAATCTGCTTTGGGTGGAATGGATTTGAATTCTTTAGAAAAAATAGGAACACCTGGATATCAAGAAGGGGTTGGAAAAGTAGGACAATTAGAAGAAAAAAGTGCTCAAGCATCAAATCAAGCATTTTTAACTTTGAAACAAAGCGCAGAAGCTGCATTGAATACACAACAAGCTATGATTCAAGGGCAAAAAGCCGTTGCACAGGCTGCATTGGATACTATGAAAACCAATGCTTGGTATAACTCAGCTGCATATAAAAAATATCTGGCTGATATGGCTCAATTAGATATTGAAAGAAGTTTTACAGAAAATGCTGGAAAAGCAATAGCTTCGGTAATTGGAGGTGTACTTGGTAACTATTTACCAAATATAGGAAAAACTTTGACAAATTTATTTAAAGGTGGTGCACCGGGTGGTGCTGGGGGTGGTGGAATAATGAGTAGATTAGGGGGAGGATTAAAATCACTTGTAGGTATGGGAGGCGGAGGAGCAGGCGCTGAAGGTGGTGGATTATTAAGTAAGATTGGAGGTGCTATAAAAGGAGGGCCACTTAAAGCATTAACAGGTGGCGGAGTTGGTGGAGCATTGGCTGGTATATTTGGTGGTGTTAGTGGGTTTATGAAGAAAAAAGAAGAAGGTGGTACAACGGGAGAAGCGGTTGGTGCTGGTGCATTACAAGGTGGTTTAGCAGCTGCCGGAGCCGCAATAGGAACTGCTTTTGGTGGACCAATTGGTACTATGGTTGGTGGATTTTTAGGAAACACATTAGGTGGTTGGATAAATGATTACGCACCAGGCGTTGCTGAAAGATTTGGTGGGTTGTGGGATAGTGTTAGTGGTAAATTTATGGCAATCGGAGAAAAATTCAAACCCGTAATTGAAAAGATATCTCAAGCATTTAGTTGGCTTGGTGAAAAATTCACAATGGTGTATGATAGTGTCAATAACTTTATGAAAAGTTTAGGCTTTGAAGAAGGTTTAGGTAGTATATTTTCCGGTATAGCAGAGTTTGTTGGAACTGTATTTATGTATCCGTTTGAAAGATTGATTGCCGCATTCGGATTTTTATTTGATATAATTGGAGCGGTTGGTCAATTATTAAGCGGTGATTTTGCAGGAGCATGGCAAACTGTTAAGCAAGGATTTTTAGATTTTATTTTCGCAGTTGCAGAACCATTTGTATCCATTTTTGAAATGATTTATAATGGTTTTGCGAAAATGTGGAATGGTTTAGCGGACTCACAATTAGGGTCTTGGATTGGATTGGGTAGAATGCAAGAAAAAGATTTAACTGGAGACCTTGCCAAAATGATGAATCAAAAAGAAGACCCATCTGTTGCGGCAGAAGTTCAGAAAAAAGCAACAACCGAAGCTCAAAAACCCGTAGTGGATGCAACCAAAGCACAAACAGCCGCTACAGAAAAAGCTGCAACAGCTCAAAATGCAATACAAAAAGAATTTGAATTTACAGGAAATATTCAAAACAAAATGGTATCGCTTTTAGCAGCTAGTACAATATTATTAGAAGAAGTAGTTTATAACACAGCAGGCCAAAGAGCAATTACATTGGATGGTAAAAAAGTTAATAGTACTTTATTATCACAAGCTCAAGCAAACTATGCATTAGTTAAAGGTTAACAATTCCTATAAATTTATAATAAAGATATTTATAGTAAATAGTAAACTATAAATGGCAACACTTAAAGACCTTTTCAAATCAAAAAAGAAAGAACTTTACGGATTAAGTAGCGGTGCTATAATTGAAAGTAGAGGATTAATAAACCCACCTAGAGGTGCTGCTTTATTAACATCTTCTCCTGATGCCATAGCAGATTTAATAGGTAATCAAATTGGGGGTGCATTAGGTGGTTCTGCGAATAGACCATCTGATACAATATTTAAAAATAATACACCATTTAGTAAACCGATATCTTTATTTAAAACGCAAGAAAGTTTAAAAAGAGCAATCGAAAAAGATACGGCTTACTATATAAAAAAATCTCCAGCACCAGCATCTTTATTTGCACAATTTAAACAAGGTGGTTCTAACATTGGAGGTATGGCTGCTAATTTAGCAATCAAAGCCATTACTAAAGGAGGATTAAAAAATTTAGCTAAAAACTTAAAAGATTATTCAACCGATGAACAATTTGGACCTAAATTTGGCCCAAAAGATGCAACTGGTAAACCAACAGTTTTAAGAGAAGAAAAAACATTTTCAAGCCACTTTAAAAATAAATCGGGCAAATTAGAAAAAAGAGATTCAACTGGTAAAGGAACTGCATGGGATGAAGGACAGAAAAAATTATTAGAAGCAATTTCAATTACCAATACTGAATTAAAAAAGAAAGAATACGCAAATCATATAATTGTTTCATTTGAAACTATACCAGCAGAAGGAAAAACTTCTTTAAAAGTTCCATTTGTAGGAGCTATAAGTGGTATATCAGAAGAAGTTACACCGAGTTGGACTAACTTTAAATATTTAGGTTCACCATTTAACATATATAGATATGGTGGTGTAGAAAGGGCTTTACGATTTAATTTAAAATTGTATTATACTACAATAAAAGAAAGAGATGCAATGATTATAAAGATAAATTATTTAAAATCATTGGCATTCCCTGATAAAGAAATTAAAGCAATACAATTTGGAGAAAAGAGTGCATACCAACAATATGCTATGGCTCCAAATTTAGTAAGAATTTCTATTGGAGATTTATATAAAGAAGTTCCTGGATTTGTAGAAAGTTTATCATTTGAAATAGATGATAATACAACTTGGGCAAATTCCGATGAATATACTGATGGAAGTAATACTACATTTTTATACCCATCAGTTATAGATGTATCAATTGGAATTAAAATAATAGAAGAGCATATAATAGAAGAAAAATCATACAAATATGATTTTGATGGTAGACAACGAGTAAAAGATAGAGAAATAAAACAAATTATGGAAGCATTAAAAGCTTTGGGAGTAATATCAAAATAACATTTAATGGCAAATAGATACACATATTCAACTCTACAAACCGAATCATCTACTAAGAAAAAGTATTTGGGTAGTACAATATATCCAAAAATAAAAGCATCGGATAATGACTTATATGTTATATCAGAAGTAACTGATAGGTTAGATTTATTAGCACACAAATATTATGGAGATAGAACACTATGGTGGATTATAGCTGTAGCAAATAATATAAATGATGCTTCATTTTATGTAAAAGAAGGAATACAACTTAGAATACCATCAGATATATCAAAAATATTAAATGATTTAGAAAAGATAAATAAATAAGTTATGTCATTTCCATTTATAGCACCCTTAAAGCCTTGGATTAAAGAAAAATTAGAAAATAGGGAAAAATTTTCATTTGAAAATTTTAGATTATCTCCATTTGCGATTTTGACATCCGGAGCAATTGTTACCAAAGCATTAAAGGGTGAAGATATAGCTAAAAAAATAAAAGACTCAAATTATACAGAATCGGTTACATTCAAAGGATGTGCTATCTCTAACCAAAGTGAATTTTCAAAACTTTATTCAACATCAAACACTGTATTGGGATATGATTTAAATGGTAAAGCAATAGTAGTAGATGGAGAAAAGGACCGAAAAATATCACCACCAATTATTCAATCAATAGAAATCGATACAGATGGAGGTAACAATACATTAAAATCTGCAAGAACAAAAATAAAAGTTTTTAGTTTGAAGCAATTGGAAATGTTT